CCTCCGTCATCAGGAGGGACACCGTGGCGCGTAGGTTGTTATGGAAGTCTAGAACTATTTCGCGTTTTGACCGAACGTCAGGCTGTTCGGGCCTTCTTTCTTGAGCCGCCCCACCTGCTCCATCACCTGAGCGAAGATCTTTTTTACTTCTTCAACGTCCGAGAAGGTCAGCCGGGCAATCTTCTGCAGCGCGTCATACTGAGTGAGCACCGGCAGCATGGCTACCTTTTCGAGCTGTTCTTCTTCGTCGGCGGCCAACGCGATGATGTGCGAGACAATGCCCGGGGCATCACTGACCAAGCGAACGGCGAAGCGCCCGGCAGCCAAGGCTGACAGGTCTTGCCCGGCAGAAGTCTCGTACAGATCAAACAGGCCATCCAGATCACTGTAGTGAACCCGGACGATTTTAGAAATGTCGTGGAAGGACAGGCCGCGTACTTGGAATGAGCTGTCATCCCTGCCGCGTGTGCCTTTGATAATTACTTGTTCGTAGTCTGGTTCGAAGTTTGCTAATGACATTTGACGGATCTCCTTTGCGCTAATCCGTCGTTAATGTAGCACAGCTTTCAGCGGGGGATAAAAGAAAAGCGCCCGGAGGCGCTTTCCTGTACTGCTTGACCATCCCTTATTCAGAAATGGTGATAGTCCCGGTGGTCGCGGACTTGCCGCCTGCCAGCGTGGCCGTGACAGTCACGGTACCGGCAGTGGTACGTTTCACCAGCGTTTGCGCGGTGCCGGTTGACCCGGTGGTGGCGCTCGTTGGGGTAACGGTACCGCCGGAAGATGCGGTGAAGTTAACTGCATCGCCTTGCACCACGTCGCCATTGCCGTCACGTACGGTGGCCGTCACCTGCACCCCCGCCGCTACCGTACCGGTGGATGACGCCGGGCTGATAGTGATAGAGCGCTGCGTGGTCGGGTCAACCGTCTTGGCCGCGTCCAGAATGTCGATGTACACGCGCTTGGTGATGTTGTTGAGCTGCATCGCCTTGAACGTGAACGACATCACCTGCCAGTCGTCGCCTTTCAGCGCGTAGTCACCATCTGGTGCCACGGAGACTTTAGGGAAGTAGTAGTTCTTGTTGGTGCCGACCGGGTTGTCCGAGATCATGCGCAGTGCGCCGTAGACCATGTTGGAGTTGCCGATCACCAGCGTACGTTTCTGCGCACCGACGTCGTACTGCACGGCGATCTGCACGTTGCCGGACAGGTCAGTCGAATCCGGCTCGATGTAGATGCGGCCCGCTTCCAGATCGATTTCATAGTTACCGGCTGGGTTAACTACGGTAGCCCCGACAATCGAGGTGATGTCCCCAGCACCCAAAGAGATCGCCACGGAAGCGTCAGCCTTGACCATCTGGAAGTTATCAACGGAGCGCACGCCAGTCGGGTTGTCATCGCTGGTGCCGAGCTGATAGAAGCGACCACGCATAATCGGGTTGAACACTTCTTTCGCATCGGTCTGCTGGGTCTGAGTGGTGGTAGCCACGTCGCCCAAGAACCACAACGCCAAGTTATCGGAGTTGATGTTATCGCAGGTGAAGGTACCACCTTGTGACGCTTCCAGCAGGACAGACGCATCCATCACGCGCATACCGTGATCGGAAGAGTAGTGATCCAGCGTTTCAGAGTCGGTGTTGATAGTGAACTCCGGGGTGTTCCCAAAGTACATTTCACCGGTCTTACGGTTGGTACCGTCTTGGAAGCGGTCGAAATACACCGTCCCACGGCCAACGACGTAGTTGTTTGAGTAGTTGTCGTTCATGTATGTGTCTCTCCTGTTGAGGACGTTAAGGGTTCCGCAAATCTACTTTCAAGCCTACCCGAAGCGGGAGGAAGAAAAACGCCGTGTCCGATAGCCCTTCTTCGGGAGGCCGAACAACCGGCTGCGCGACTGTCAGTTTAGCAATAAGACCGCCGAGGCGATAGACCCCCGGGAAAACAGGGACGCCTTTCTCGTTATCGACAATCATGGACAATCGTCTTTCCACGTCCGCCAGCAGTAGGTAAGCCGGGTCAGTGGGGTTTCTCGGGTCATCCTTGGCCCAACCTTGTACGAGCAAGACCCAATCGTCCTGACGCACCATTTGTTCTTCATCTGCGAAGTTACCGTAGTCCGTGGCCTTAGCCTCAAGGACAGACAGGATCGGCATCTTGGAGAGGAAGTCCGCACCGAAGCGATCCCGGCCACGGTACACTTTTCCTTTCAGGTCGTGGTGATACCCATTGGCGACGTTAATGCCCTCAAGGTGTTCTGTCAATTTTTTAAGTATGGTCAAGCGTTGACTCATTTCGAAAGCCTCGCGAAATTACGGTGGAATTCAGCCGCTACCAAGTCACCAATCGTCGGGGCCACCTTGTCCGCGACCTCGGCGAACACCTGATCTACGGACGGGCCGTACAGCAGCGCCACGCGTCCCGGCACCAGCCAAGACTTATGCTGTGTCCGTTTGTTCGCCAGTGCTTCCCCGGCAGACAGACGAACGGCCAGCCCGAGGTTGTAGTGGTCTTCTGAAAAGCTGGCCCCTTTGTTCAGTTTGACGAGGAACGCATTTTTCAGGTAGGTGGTCTTGCCCTTCTGCACGCGAACCTGTACGCCGCCGCTTTTCTTGCTGTTAGCGACGACGGCCCCACCGGTAACGAAACGGGCGAGGCTGGTGGCGCGTTTACGCCCGGTGATGGTTGCTTCGAGGTTGGTCTGCGTGGCGCGCTTAGTCAGCTTTAGGCGGTCGCCGTTGAGGTACCCGGAGGGAAAGGCCACCTCGTCCAGCATTGACTTCTTGATAAGGGTCATGCCCTTGCCGGAGGCCGTGCTATTAATCGCCATGCGGATCGATTGGTTGGCAATGGACGGCACGCGATTGATGTACTCTTCCAGCTCGGTGCCGCCGATAGAAATGATATTTACAGGCATGTTATGCCCTCGCTACCTGCCAAACAACTTCGGTTGGGCCGACAATCGGCTCCTGAGTTTTTAGGGTCAGTCGGGCGTTGTCGAAGCCTTCGGCGGTGATGACAATCGTGTCGCCCTCGTCCAGCGGCACGCCCAATTCTACTAGTTCAGCTCGTAGGAAAATGATGCGCTCGATGCCCTCTACAACACTGGCATAGCCGCCATTCTCTAAGTCACCGAGGATCGCAATCTTGTTGTGCCAACGTACGGATAGGCCGTCGATAATGACATCCTGCGCATAACTCTCATAGCGGGCAGAAACGGAAAGGGACGCGTGAACGTCCCCCCGCATCTTCGCTTTAACTGCCGCGAAGTTAGAAGCCATTACTTAGACCTCTTCGTCCTGCACTGGCTTGGCGTTCTTTTCTGCCTTGCCGGGCTTACCCGCTGGCGCTGCTGCTTTGGCTTCGGCGTCTGCCTTTTCCTGAGCTTCTTTCTGCGCCTGCAGGTTTTCCACGTCCACTTCAATAATCGGGCGGGTCAGGGCTTCCGGGTTGATACCCATGATGTTGTCCAGTTCGTCCTGCTTGAAGTCGAAGATCTCACCGACTGCAGGGCGGATACGCTGACCGTCGCGGTACACGATTACTGTCTGGACTACTTTACGTTTTGGCATAGTTCTTATCCTCAAAACCGAACCGCCCGGAGGGGGCGGAGCGATGGATTATTGTTGGGGGTTTAGGACATCACGGTCAGCAGGAATGACGCGTTCGGATCTGCTGGAACCATCAGCGGAGCACCTTGGGACATCAGGTATTCCACGCTTGGATCTTCTTCTTCCCACATTTTAGGGAAGTATTCAAGCGCCTGATAACCAGCAGACTTGTCGAGGATCGCGCCGAAGCAGCGGACGCCTTCGATAGCCTGTGAGATACCCATGACAGCTTTCTGCTTCATCAGGTATTGCTCTTGGTTCTTGTCGTCGCGGTACTTCTGAGTGTTCACCCAGATACGCATACGACCGGCACCGTTGATGCCCACCAGCTCACCCATGTACTGCACGCCTTCAACGTCGTCCCACAGACGGGTAACGTTGGTCTCGGATCCACGGATGTTACTGTCCATCAGGCCGTCTTTGCCCCACAAGGCGTCGCCGCCAACTTTGACAAACTGATCCCAAGCGTCGCCGCCGAAGATGTAGTCACGGACTACGGTACCGGAGAGAGACTTGTCGGACACCAGACGTTGACCGTCACGCAGGTCAGCAATCATGTCCATCAGGGTAACGCCACCAGCAGCCCAGTTGGTAGTCATGGTCAGCGCTGCGTCACGACCGAAGTCTACGCGCACCAATGGATAGTCCTGACCCTGCACGTCGACATAACCGTACTGAGCGGCCTGCGCGGCCATCCATTCCCATGTGTTTTCGTGCATGGCGCGATGCTTCTGCAGCAGGAACGCGATTACACGGTCACGTCGTTGGGCGATAGACAGGCTACCGGTACCCAGTGCTTCACCCGGTTGACGCGGGACGAACATGTTAGGGTCGATAACGTGTTTCGGTTTCACGTACGCTGGCTTGAAGGTCTTGGTCGAATAACCTTCTTCCTTGATCACTCGGCCTTGAACGTTAGGCGCAACGAACGGGGCAACGCGGGTGATGTCTTGGATCACTTTGTCGAAGGCAATCATGTCTTCTTCGAAGGCGATCTGGCGCGGGAACCACTGCAGGAAGAACGCAGGCAAGGCTTTTAACTTGCGCTGTACCGCCAGCAGTTGATAGGTAGTATACAGTCCAGCCATTTTATGCTGCTCCTTAGTACAGGTTGCCGATGTGGATGTTGGTGCGGTCAAATACAGCTTGACGCTTCACCAAAGTATCCAACGAGGAATGCCACGTCAGCGCAGCACCGTTAAACACGCCGCCGATGTAGTACGGGACGTTCTGGCCGTTCTTCGCAGGCTGTGCCGCGATACCGATAGCCACGGACTGCGGAGCGGGTACGATATCTTCCCCGGTGCCAGTCGTTGCGGTCGGATCATGCGGAACCATTGCACCGGCTGCGTTCTTCGCGATCACCTGATAGATAGTGATGTCAGCGGCACAGACGCCACCTTCGGTCACGATGTCAGATTCACCCGCGAAGATCTGGGTCGGTTCCCAAGTCCCGAGGTCGCCGTTACCGGCAAGGTAGTTCGGCAGGCTAGTAGCCGCCATCAGAAGTGCTAATGACATGTCAGTGTCCTCTCATTAAGCCCATTGTTCGCCAGCTACAGACTTAGCAGCAGCCATCAGCCCGGCAGTTTCTTTATCTTCCTGCGTGCCTTCCTGACCAGCGTCGGCACCTGCATTCGGATGTTGTGCGTTAGCCATTACGTTATCGAAAGGACTATCGCCTTTGGCTGCTGCAGGGTTCGCTGGCGCAGCAGGTGCGGCAGGTGCGGCGGCCGATTTTTCTTCGGCGGATACAACCAACATGTCGCCAGCTTCGGCAACGGTCATGGAGGTTTTGAAAGCCAAATGCGACGCCAGATTAGGGCGGTTCGCGGCGGCTTCGCAGCCCATGATCCCGGCGATGCGGGTACGTTCTGCGGTGGTCGCTTGCGCTGCTGCTTCTTGGCGCGCGGCGTCCATTTCTTCTTGAGTAAAGCTCATGGCATTTGCTCCTGATTGTTCTGAGCCGTCGGAAGGCCCGTTTAGAAATTCTGCTACGGCCTGCATCGGGGTCGTAACTGCGTCGATTAGCCCGATTGCCTTCGCGTCCTGAGCGTTATAGCACATTGCCTCGGTGTCGCGCACTACCTTCGGATCTAAATTCCTGTTTTGGGCCACCAGATTAACGAAATCTGTACGCATACTATCGACGCTTGCCTGATAGTTTGCCCGGACTTCATCTGACAGTTCCTCGTAGGGGTTGCCATCGGCTTTGTGTGCGCCTGACTTGATGATGCTGACCTTGATGCCGATGTCTTCCAGCATTTTCGACATGTCGACGTGCATGGAAATCACACCAATGCTGCCAGCACCACCCGACGGGATGACCGTCATCTTGTCTGCCGCACTACCGATGGCATACGCAGCAGAATAGCAATTAGAATCGATTACCGCCAGCGAAGGTTTCACGCCGCGTGTGTCGAACATTTCTTGCGCCAGTTCAAAACAGCCTGCGGCCTCGCCACCGTTCGAGTTGATGTCGTAAATAATCCCCTCGACATCCGGGTCAGTCAGGGCCGCATTACGTTGGCTGCGAATGAAGTTGTAACCGGTAACGTAGCCGTAGTAGTACCCGCCGTAACGGTTGATAAGCGTGCCGTGTACCGGGATGATTGCTAGGCCGTTGGAGAACGCAAACGGCTTACCTTGGCCCGGCTGGCCGATGCCATATGCTGCGCACAGGTTCTCGCGCATCTGCTGCTCTGCGCGTTCCTGATAGTCGTCATCTTCGCACATCATCATTTGCTGCAGGTTCGACATCATGGTGGTGTCGTTGTCACGTACGGCGATGGCGTTACCGTTCATGCGATTGAGCGCCATCATGACGCTTGCTCTTACCTGATCATTCATTTGGTTGATCCTCTTTGTCCGTTGGTTCAGACCCGCCGCCTGTGCTGCTCGTCTGGGTTTCGGTGCCTTCGACTACCTTGCCGCTAAAGTCGAGACCGAGTTTTTTAATCACACCCTCTTCGCGAGCGCGCTGTTTGAACACTTCGCGGAAGTCGCCACCAAGGCGGGCAATTTCTGCCTCGTACGTTGACAGGCCATTCTTGATGCGAAGGATTGCCGCTTCGGTTTCTTTCTTCTCGTCAATCTGGCCGCGACTTGCGCCGATCCACTCTGAGTTGCAAAGGGCATCGCGCTTCATCGGGTCGTAGAAATCACGCCAAGTCATGCCCGGCGGTAACGGAACATTACCAGCGTTGATTTCTTCTTCCAACCACAATGTATAAATCATTGAGGCCATCTTGTCGGCCACCAGCTTTTTACGGCTCTCCATGTACTTCCACGTTTCGGCCATTGACGCACGCGCGGACGAGTAGTTTGTCTTCGTGTAGTCGCGGCTGAATTGCTCGTAGGACAGGCCGAGTGACGCGGCGATGTTGCGAAGCAGTGATTCCTCATAGTCGGTGCCCACGCCACCCGGTGTTCCGGCAGGCTGCATTTTCAGCTTAGTGCCGGGGAACAGGTGCGGGATCTTGGCACCGTCGATTGAGATATTTTTCGACCCGGCCAGATACTCGGCCAGACTGCTCATGTAGCCGTTTAGGATGTCGCCGAAAGGTTTCTGGCCCATGCCCAACTGACCGAAGACAACCTCGGACGGCAGCTCGGACTCAATGGCCGCCGCGTAGGTCGCATTGACGATGGCGTTCTGCAGCGTGATCTCTTGGAAATTCCGAGTCATCTTCATCTGCTTGAGCGCCGAGACCATTTCGCTGATACCGCGAGTCTGGCCCGGGAGCAATGCTTCGAGAACGTGGATCACGCGACGGCGGCCCCAATCGAAGCGCGCAGGCTCGTATTTCCACGACCAGTTATCGAGGTCGGTAGGATCGCCCGGGAATGCCTTACGGATGTGGTACCCGATAGGCGCGCCGTTCTGGTCAAGCGCTACCCCAGATCGAAGCGTAGGCGTGTCCATCACGTTGTTCGGGTTGGACAGGCGGAACGGGCTGATCATCTGAATGGCCGTGCCGAATGGCCGGTTTTGCATCATCGTGCGCCCGGGGTTCTTCAACCACTCACAGGTAGCGAGGATCTCCCCGGTCATCACGAAGCCGCCGACGCCGAGGCGGATAAGCCCGGTGAAGGTGTTCATGCGTCGCGCGTCAAACCAGTTCTCCGGCGACTCGGACACCATGTTGAATCTGGCCTCCACAACCTCTTGGAAGTCTTCTGCCCAACCTTCCGGCGCGCCAAGAACAAGGGCGTTTGGCTTGGCGTTCAGCTTGTACTGCGAGCCGACCACCGAGTCCTTGTGCATTGCCACGGCACCGGCTGCGTAGCCGTCGTTCTGCACCATGTCCTGTGCCCGGGCAGACGCCATCGTTTGGTCTTGGGAAATCTGCTGATCCGGGGAAATGATAGCCGGGTTCCAGCGGAACAGTTCTCGCGTGTTTCTGTCAGCGCCTTCCATGCCGCCGCCGAAGGCTTGGCCCTCGACTGGCGTTGCATCGGCTACCGGGGCGATCTCGGTTTTCTTCGCCCGAGGTGCGCGTGGTTTCTGTTGCTTCGGTGTCTGGTTCATCAGTATAGGAATCCAGCAGGCCCGCTTGGTACGCCCATGAAGGCGTTGCAGGGATTGTCAGAATTAAGCGCGTTCTGCAATCGCACAATGTAGGCCCACAAGTTTTG